CAGATGCAACCACTTCTTCCACAGATGCAACCACTTCTTCCACAGATGCAACCACTTCTTCCACAGATGCCTTCGCTTCATCTGTGCTTACTCGTCCTAACTTGGCTTCTCTTCTGGTCTCACACATGAGCTTGCCACCCCGAATGCCCGAAACGGTAGTGGCTTGCCACTCATGCTTCTCTGACGACTCCGTCTTGCTAAGGTCAAACTCAATGTATTCCCCTTGTACCAAATACTTGTATTGGGGGTCATCCACCTTGATAACACTGTGATGAACAAAGACATCCTGATTCAAGCGGGCGCCGTCATCAATTACAGTTACAAACCCATATCCTGCTTTGTTGTTAAACCACTTTACACGTCCAGTCAAATGCTCCGTTGTCATGTTATAGTCTGTATGTACTATGTATTATTTGTCTTTCTTTAAACCTTTTTTTTCGTGAATACTTTATTTGCCTTGGGTGATGTAGTACACGTGGCTCAAGACAAATCGCTCCAAATCATCGCGTTTCCGGATGTCCACGTCCTCGATGCCAATAGTTGCAAAATCATACAGCTGGACATTGTTTGCAGCAATGTATTCGAAAATAGGTATCAAATTCAGCATCTCCGGTTCGCCAACTTCCCTCAGGTCTACATCGTACTCCTTGGACATAAACTGAGCATAATTGTAGATAATCAATGATATCATCTTGCGCTTCTTGTCGTCGTGTTGGTCCGCACTGCGTTTCACCATTTGAAAGACATTGAACACGGACTTGATATAACTTTCTATTTTGTCGTAATGATTGGACACAGACATGATTGGTTGGATAATGCTTTTACTCAAGGGTTGTGTTTAATACAATTTTCGCTTAAAGATTCTATTTCTCTCTTGAATCCATCTATCACAAGATAGTAATTCGGTTTTTCGTCGAACTCCATACACCGCACCATCCGTAACAGGTCCAACAGAACCAGTGGCTGCGTTTGGTCGTGGACGAACTGCTTCTTCAAAGCCAGTATTTCGTTCTCGTTACTGGTATACGACCAGGGCAACGACCCATGATAGAGAGAAAACAAAACATAACAAAACGACTCCATGTCGTCGCGACGACCCAACTCGAATCGCCGATGGGCCATGAGGCTTGCGTAATTGTTACTGCCAATCAAACTGCTGACCTCACGCGGTTCTGCTAGCGCACTTCGGGCCTTGCAAAAACCAAAATCGATGAGATAGAGCTCATTACATTGGTTGACACCGAAGAGGAAATTGTCTGGTTTGATGTCACGATGCACAAACCCCTTGTCGTGGATGGCCTGCAAGATGGTCAACATTTTGATTCCCACTTTCAGGGTGAGAGCAAGAGAGAAACGTCCGCGTTTGTTTAGGACATCTTGCAAAGATGCACCCAACAAATTAATGACCATATAGTAGTTGCGTTCGTCTTTGCCATACCATTTTACCTGTGGAATGCCGACGGTACCATTGAGATAATGATATATTTTGGATTCGTTTTTCAGCAGCTTGAGCTCTTCCTGGATAGATTCCACCTTGATGGCCACAAACTCCTTTGTGCGCACGTTTTGTGCTTTGAAAATGGAACCGAAGGCACCCGAACCCAACCGCTCCAAGACGAGATATCTGTTATTGACTAATTCCATATTGACTAATTCCATAATACTTAATACATGTATCTATAATTATTGTTCTAAGCAAGTTATATAAAGGTTTCTTCATCTATTCTGGTAACATATTATCCGAAAACTTTATGACAACATAGATGACAGACAAATCAGAAGAAAAGATGTACTCCTTTAACGACATTTTGCGTGCGTCTTTTGTCGATTTGAGCGACCAACTGTTTGTGAACACTGTGACTGCCGAGCCACTAGGACTCATTTGGGCCAAATATGGTTCGAAATCCAAAATGGAGGCCATGGCCAACAATGGTATCATCGAGTTCATGGCACATGACAAGCGAACCCATATTACCAAGGTGTACGGAAAGGATTTCGACCGAGACCAAAAAGTGTTTCATGCAACACATGTCCTACGCCGTGAAAAAGAATCGCGGGAAAATAAACTTGTGCTTGCTCATGATGGGCATGCGTAAGAAGAAGAGACCCAACACGATAAGGAAAATGCCCATGTATTTCCATGGGTCGTCGAATCTCTCACCAAGTACGATGATAGCCGCAAGCGATTCAAGCAGTGCGCTCAATCCATCCCATGCCGCATTCACCAACAACACTTGGGACCCTTGGAGAGAGCGAATCAAAAAATAAACTACACCGACGTAGCCAGTGGTACCAACCAAAAAGTTCTGAATACCTCCTTTGTTTGCAAACTGGTTGAACCCAAAATCGCCGATAATTTCGGTGAAAATGAGAGGAATTAATTCTTGGTAGCTCATATATAATATATAAAGATATATGTATTATAAAGATTTATGTATTATAAAGATATATGTATTATAAAGATATATGTATTATAACAAAACATATTTTTGCCCTCTTTTAGGAGGGAACAAACATTAAATAATGTATATTGAATATCATATATTATTTATCTAATATATAATAGATTTTACAACGTTAAGCAATGGAAAGTTCAGAACCTCAGGATGAAGATGATATTTTAAGGAAGTTTAATAAACGTTTGAAAGCGTTTGCTGACAATATTTCTGATGAAACCAAAGAAGGAATTTTGGAACTCATTCGCAATGGAGAAGTGCCAAAGAATAAACGTGGAACAGACTCTTTATTACAACTTTTGTTGCATTACATGTTCAATTTCAAAATACAGAATATCCCAACAACTCAAATAGAGGAAATTATCGTCGCGCTTATAAATAGTGGACGCGGTGACATAGGTTGGGTAAATGGCAACAAAGATACTGCATTGATGGATGCATGCAGGTATCCTCTTCCAGAGATGGCTATGCTGCTCATGGAAACGTTTGAGTGTAATCCAATGGCAGTCAATAAACAAGGATACACTGCATATTATTTTGCGACGGAAAATGAACTAGAAGATGTAAAGCGAAGGTTGGCCGAAATCCATGCCGACTTTATCACGCCCACCCTAACCGAATGGGAGGACGAATACGTTAACGAGGACACGGATGAAGAAAGGAAGCAGGAAATTTTGGATATGGTATCGATTGGATATTTCCGTATGGAATCAGAAACGCCAGACCATTTGTTGCGCATGATAAAAATGCTGAATAAAAAGGATAGAGATTTGGTGGATAAAGGTTTGGACTTGGCCTTTTGCTTAGCATTTATCGAATCTGGTAGAGGCGGAAATGGAAGACGAAATAGCTCCGGAGTGACCCCATTGCTGTATGCTTGCGCAAACAAAATGACAGAAGTTGCATTGGCACTTTTGAGCAGAAACGACGCAAGCCCCCATAAGGCATTGAACGGTTACACTGCATACCAATTTGCAGTGCAAAATGGAATGCATGAGGTGGCAGATAAACTAGAAACGTTCGACGTAAATACATTTGGAATAATTCGGACATCTCCGCTTCTTTATGAGATGCATCGTCCTCGAAGTGAGAGGGACGTGGAAAAAATCATGGGAATGATTGAGGAGGGAACGGACACCATGTTTATTGACGAGGATGGAAAAACAGCACTGTATATAGCTATTGATGAAGACATGCGAGAAGTAGCTTTGGCCATCCTTGCAACAGGAAGGGCAAATCAGGGAGTCATACCTGAAATTGATGGACCCACTGCATTGATGTTAGCATGTGCAAAGGGCGACATTGAGATTGCCATGAGAATTCTTGAAACGGGTGAGTCAAATTGGCGATATTATTTTGATGAAACAAAACCCTCATACAAAGTATCTTATTCAGCACTGTCAATTGCTAAAAAAAAAAATATGCAAGATGTCGTGAATGCCATCGAAGCTTTGAAGTCTATACCGGTGAAAATTGATATATCTACAGAGGGCTTTAGCGTTGCAGAAGGAGAATACGTATCCATCAATGAGTTTATGCAAAACGAATATCATTTGTGTATTGAATTCAATGGCAAGTGCTATCTCGTTCGGCTCGAGGATATTCTGCGACAATTTCATTACAAAGGACGTGTGCGTAATGTGGCTCCTCCAGGAGCTTCTGAACCTATATGGGAAGTAGACCCTTGTTACTACAAATATAGATGTATACGAACTGGTGATACTAACTACAATGAGAAAGGCAAAAGGATAAGCTTTAATTATGCGAACAAAGACATAAATGCAGCCTCTATTCCAGACAGGGGTGAAAATGGTGCAGACCCATTTTACCCAGATGACCCCGAACACGATGAACATGAACGTTACGTGAGGTTGAGAAACGAAGGTTCCATCCCAAGTATATTGTATTACTCCCTGACGTCTATTATAGGATTGCCTGTTCTTGTTATCTTTACAACGCTTGAGAAATGGGTAGGAAGATTATTAGAAGGCAGGGGACATAGATACGTGAAATTGATGAAGATGGGATTTCAAATACCTGGTATTATATCGAAATATTATCGTCAAGGTGATATAAGTGCGGACCACTGCCAACCTGGTCCACCCATCGACGTATACGATATTGTACCAGCTGAACCAGTGAATATGAACTTGAAGCGGAAGCAATTAGGACTCGATGAAGGCCTAGAAAAAGAAGACCTGGAAGAAGAAGAAGAAGAAGAGCAACAAGCAAAAAGACAAGTCGTACCAGTCGTAAACGTAAGGGTGGGAGAAGTGAATTACAAATTTGATATGAGTGAAATACGGGATAAGACAGTTGGTGAGTTAAAAGGTCTACTATTGAGACAACTGGGACCAGAATATGCTGGTGATATTACAAATGTGCGCTTTATTTATGGAGGAAAAGTTCTCAAAAACGAAGAACAGGTGAACAATTTATCGAATAATTATCCTATCACCATACAAGCACTTATTCCAAAAGGTGGTACAAAAACAATAAGAAGAAAGCACAACAAGGCAAAGCGTACAAAAAAGGTTATACGTCGCAAGAATATCACTCGAAAAAGGCGATGCAAAAAGACCCAAAGAGTCTATAAATAATGCTAAGTAATGCTAAGTAATGCTAAGTAATGCTAAGTTAGATATACAATGACTGATTGGTTACCACATATTTCAATGTCATATGCGGTATCTCACGCAATTTGCTCAAGAGAGAAACATCTCTCGTCATCTCCGCTACTGTCTCCAATTCACTGGCTACATTATTCACTTTTAGCATCGCCTTGACAAATTCGCCTAAAAAGATTTCTTTCGTAGAGGCCATGCTCTCCAAGACATGTTTGCTGTCCTCAACACTTTCGGCATCACACCACCATTCGGTATAGGGCAATAAGTCATATTGTAGGTCATACTCAAAGGAGGTTCCCACGTTTCTCTCTATTTCCATGTCCTGGAATCGATGATACATGGCGAGTACCTTGTCGACACTTTCGTTGACGGATGGGTCATCGGATTTGGGCACAATGTCTCTTCGCTCCTCGCTAACGCGGATGTTGGTGAAGCAGCTGAATAGGGCGACCAATTGGCGGGACGTGAGAGCGGAGAAGAATCCTTGCATATGCAGTTGAGCAAAGGCCAAACAATGGGTCTCGCGAATCTGGGAGGCCACTTTTCCCAGCAAGGTGAGGGTACATCCGTCTGCGTCGACAAATCCCTGCTCCTGCAACACGGAGAGAACGCGCTGAGTGCCCGATGCAAAATAGGTGCGTAAGTCCTCTCGTTCTTGTAGGAGCTCTTGTTTTTCTTTCTCCTTTGCGACGAGGGCTTGGTAACTCTTGCTGTCTTGTTCGATGAACTTATAGGTGTCAAGGATTTGCTGCAACTGACGGTCGATGTCCTTGCGTTTTTTGTTGACGGCATTTGGGCGACTGGTTTGCAGAGCAAGATAGGTCTCTATGGTTTCCAACGGTGTTCGGGCAACCAGAGCGGGCTGTTCCTGCAATTCCGTGATGCGCTGTTCCAATGCATTCGTTTGGCTATGCAACTCGTCGGTCACCATACTGCGTTCCATCAGCCGAAGGTCGCCAATTTGCAGCAAATTAAGCAGCAAATTATAGGACAGTTTGAATTTGGATGTGAGGCTCTGTGGTTTGCCCTTCATCATGGTCTTGTAGTTGACGGACTCGACGTCGCGGAACAAGTTGTTCAAGTGGATGACATGTCCGACTTTGTCAAGCCCCAAGCGCCCCGCGCGCCCAGCGGCTTGTGTATATTCGTGACCATATAAGGTGCGCACCATGCCGTCAGTGAACTTGCAGACATCCGTGAAAATCGTGGTTTTGACCGGCAGGTTGATACCGACACTCATGGTCTCTGTGCAAAAGAGCACCTTGATGAATCCACGTGCAAACAGCAGTTCGGTCATTTCACGAAGAATGGGCATCAGTCCGGCATGATGGACCCCGACCCCTTTGCGCAGCAATTGGACCGTGTGAACATATTCAGGCAGATGCAAGTACTCCTCGTAGTTGGGTAGTTTGCGTATAATTTGCTCGCATTCGCGGTCGACGGTATAAGGGACCTTGCTGTCGAACTCCAATAAATTGGTGGTCAATTCGTCGGCGCATTTCTCCAGCTGTTTGCGCGAAAAGACGTAGCACAAGGCAGGCAACATTTCTTTCTCGACCAAGTATTCGGTCACCTTGTTGAGGACATGCTGGCGTTTGATGCGGATATCGTGTTGCTCAAATAAGTCCAGGGTTTTGGTCAGTTGTTTGTAGTGGGCGTCATGAAAAGCACCTTTTTCGTCTTGCAAAACGAGCGGCTCATTGATAGTGTGTTTGATTTCATCTTGGACAGTCTTGTCGCGGATGGTCTTGAACACTGTTTGACTGGCGGTGATAAAACCATAATGAATGAGTGGTACTGCGCGCACCTGTTTACGTGTGAGGTAGACCTCTTTCGAAGGGGGTGGTTCTGTGGTACGATTGCCTTTGGTTTCGAGCCAATGAGCGAATTTGACTGGGTCATCGAGTGTCGCAGACAAGCCGACCATTTGCACATGAGGTGGTAGCAACATGATGGACTCTTCCCAGGCATGCCCTCGGGACTCATCGGCGATGAAATGGATTTCATCAAAAACAACGCATCCTAGCTCACGTTCGAGGTCTATTTCAAATGCATTGTAGCTGCCGGAGGTGGCGCCTTTCAGTTGGTACAACTTGTTTAACAAAATTTCGGTGGTCATGATAATACAGTCTGCATCTGGGTTGCATTTGACGTCGCCGGTGACGATGCCCACACTGATGTGTGGATACTTTTGCGTAAAGGCATAGAATTTCTCGTTGGACAGAGCTTTGATGGGGCATGTATAGATGACCTTTTTGCCTCGGGAGTGGAGATGTTGGATAGCGAATTCGCCGCCAAAGGTCTTGCCGGACCCAGTGGGGCAACAGACCAGCACATGGTTGCCAGTCACGATGGCTTCTACGCACCACTTCTGGAAATCATGCAATTCATATGAGTAGGACTTGTAATACTCGGAGTACGCGCTTTCTCTCTCCTTGGGATACTGGTAAGAACAAAGTTGGACCATCGTTATAAGAATGTAGACCCAATGTTCTAAATTGTTTTGCCTGAATGTTTTAGAAAGTCTTTAAATAGGTTTGCCCTAAATATAATAAATTTTCCAAAGAATTTAAAGCGTGCCAAGGGCTTGCGCCCTACATGATGTAGGGGATTTTCGGTTTTTTTTGAAAAAAGTCGAAAAAAGTTTCCCTACACGTGTAGAGAAAAAATCATGTTTTTCGATTTGGAAAAGTATTTTGACTTTTTGATTTTGGACATTTTTAATGTCCATTTTTGGAAAACCCAAATATTTTATGGGAAAAAGAATCACGTGAGACCATAATGAAAAATTAGCGTCTGGTGACTGAAAATATTTTTTTCACTTTGTGACGATAAAATTTTTTCGTAAAAGTTTAGGAACTTTTTCTCGTCCTCTACTATAGAGGACAATGAATGACCAATTTAGTTCCAAAAAGTTCCATACTTTTGTTTGTAAAATATGTGACTATTCTACGAGTAGACAAAGTCAATATGAACGCCATCAATTGACCACCAAACATAAAAAAGAGACAGAATCGTTACCAATGGATGACAAGATAGTTCCGCTTGGTGGGTTTGTTTGTGAATGTGGCAAGGAGTACAAACATCGTCAAGGTCTTTGGAAACATGCAAAGTCCTGCGAACAAAAAAAAAGTTCCAACACCCCCGTCACAGAATCAAGTGAAACAGATATCAAAATCCTGACCAATCTCATCATGGAAATGATGAAGAAACAGAATGACTTTACCAATACGATGGTCGACTTTATAAAGACGAGTCAGCAACAGCAAGTGGTGCCTATTACCCACGTGAATTCGCATAACATGACGACGACCAACAACAACACATTCAATCTCAGTGTGTTCCTCAATGAGAAATGTAAAGACGCCATGAACATCAATGAATTTGTCGATTCCATACAGCTGGACCTCACAGACTTGGAAAGTGTGGGTAAGCTGGGGTTTATCGAAGGAATATCCAATATTATTGTGCGTAACTTGAAAGCGCTTGATGTAACGGAACGACCGATTCATTGTCCAGACAAGAAGAGAGAAATCATTTACATCAAAGACGAGAACAAATGGGAAAAGGAAGACGACGACAAGAAGAAGTTGAAGAAGGCTATCAAACGGGTCGCCTACAAGAACGAGAAGCTGTTACCTCAGTATAAGCAGAAGTACCCAGACTACAACGATTCCGAGTCAAAACGGTCAGACCAGTACAGCAAAATTGTGATTGAGGCACTGGGTGGCCAAGGTGGTTGCAATCCAGAAAAGGAAGAGAAGATTCTGAAGAAAATCACCAAGGAGGTGGTGATTGACAAGGCACATTTTAGCGCTCAGTAGGCACATTCTTTAAGTATGTTTAAGACATTATCATATTTTATGAAGTTTATGATATGTTTATGATATTTTTGCGATAAACATATAAATATAAGCTCTTTTAATATTTAACAATACATATGCCAATAGGTGATATTGACCATTCAAACACTGTGATTTACCGTTTATTTTGTAAAGATGCATGCATTACCGACGTTTATGTTGGGCACACTACCAACTTTACTCAACGAAAATACCATCACAAATTGTCCATAAAAAGTGATAAGAAATTTAAATTTTATGATGTAATTCGAAGTAACGGGGGATGGGAAAATTGGAAGATGGAGGAAATCGCACGTTATTGCTGTGCAAACGCAGTGGAAGCAAAGGAAAAAGAAAAACTACATTATCAGGAGTTGGTCGCCAAAATGAAAGCGCACGTTGATAAACCTGAGCTAAGCGATAATATAGATGATACTTCTAAGGAGATGGTCTCAATATTGGATTCTCAAAATTTTGTAAATATAGGTTCAAATCTTACCTCTCATACCAAACTTCAGAATGAGATTAGTTTTGGTGACATGAATCACAAAGTGTCTAAAAACACAACTCTTTGCAAATGTTCATGTGGGAAGAAAAATGGTGTAACAGACGTTGAAATATTGACAAATCTCATGGAGATAATGAAACAGAACATAGCACTCACTAACAATATAGTAGATTTATACAAGACCATCAAATGTCGGAAGTGATTCCGGTCTTTAAGTTGTTTTCATATATATTATACATTATCAACTTAAAGACCACCCACCATCCCCTTGGAAAAAAAATTGAAGAAATATACATTATGACAAACATAAATATAAACATACGTCCAACTATTTACTAATATCATAGAAAGATGAGTGAAGTATCCAACAAGGAGGCTCTCCGAGACAAAATCCATGAAATCCACAATTTCCTGCGCAACAATGGAGCGGGATACGGTATGAATGCCCTGAAGGTCTTCAACATTGTGTATGGATTGAAGAAAATCGAAGAGAACGGACTGTTAGACAAAGTGAACCTGAAGCGACCAGAATGCGAGTTTTCCTACTTGCTACACCTTGCCCATGAAGAGGAAGGAGAGAAATTAGCCCAACTGATTTTCAGCGACGTCTTGGACTCCATCAGTACCAGCGAACTACGGGAGCTCTTGTTCTATGAAATCCCGAAAAACATTCGCGGCAGCGTCTTCGTGTACCTGTTCAAGGAGATTGATAAAATTACCGTCATTGAGCAAACATGCAATGTCTTGCTTTCTGGAAAAATTTACGAATACTTCATTGGTCGTGACGAGAGTGCCATCAGCGAGCTGGGTGCATACTTCACGGACAGACATATCGTGGAGTATGTCTTGGGGAAATTGGACCCTTCCTTGGATGCAGACGGCACGGTGCCAACCATGGTGGACATGTTTGGCGGGTCGGGTGGCTTTACCACGGGCTACATCGACTTCTTGAACCGCAAATACCCTCATCAAATCGACTGGTTTCATGAACTGCGCAAGGTTTCCCATTTTGACATGAACGAAGATGTCATCAAATCGGCCGGACTGGAATTCTTCTGCTTGACCGGGGTGCTACCAGACATGAACAACCTCAAATACAAGAATTCCTTCACCGACGAGTTCAATGACCAGAAGTTCACGTATCCCTTGACCAACCCGCCATACGGAGGCGACCGCACCCGCAAATCGGACTCCAAAACCAAGAACGAGAAGATAAAGGAGTACATCAAGAAGGAACTGGAGACTCTAGAAGATGAAGCCATTCGAAAGCGCAGACAGAGCCAATTGAAGGTCATCGAACAGAGAATCAAACTCGAGAAGCAAGAGAATGAGAAGGCCAAAGTATGCGTCTCTTCCTGCAGTGCTCGTATTCAGACCTTCGCCTTGGAACATGGTCTCACTGGTAACGACAAGGAAAGTTGCTCCCTCATGCTGTTGATGGACATGTTGGCTCCTGGAGGCACAGCCATCGGTGTCCTCAAAGAGGGGGTTTTCTCCAACAAGTCCTACAAGGAACTGCGCAAATGTTTGGTCGAAAAATACTGTGTGCGAGAGGTGATTAGTGTCCCACAAGACCAGTTTGAGAACACGTCCACCAAAACGTCCATCGTGATCTTTGACCATCAAAGCACAGAACCCCATCCGAACCAGCTGGTCGTCTTCCGCGATTTGGTCGTTGAAAAGTGCACCGAAGACGTTTTTGACGAGGTGAATGGGCACATCGTGTTGTTGGAAAGCGTGGGGGACATCATCGGTATCCAGGATACTCTCGTGGCAGAGGCTTCCATCGAACAGATAGTGGCTCACCCAGTGTGCTCCCTCAGTGGCAAAGAGTATACCAAGAGAGAGATTGTGGCAGGCGATGGGTTCGTATTAAAGAAACTAGGCGACATGGCCAAGTTGGAGAATGGCAAACAATTGGACAAGAAAAACATTGTAGAGGGGACGTATCCAGTGTATGGAGGTGGGCTTGCACCCGTTGGCTTCCACGACAGCTTCAACAGTGAAAACTGCACCATCGTTGCTGGAACAGGCAATTGCGGGTTTGTTCAGTTTGATAGTGGCAAATTCTGGGCTTCGCAATGCTTTACGATTAAATCGTCGAACGAAGAGTTGAACAATTACCTTTTCGTGATTTGTAAAGCGTTGGAACATGTCTTCAAAGAGAGCCAGGGTGGGTCGGTGCAGAAATTTATTCGCGCCAACCAATTCAAAGAGATGCTCATACCAGTGCCTGTTTGCAATCGAACGATGCAAGAGTGGGTTGAGAAAATTTCCGGACCTTATTGTGAAAGAAATGCCAAACTCAGCCAAATTGCCGCATTGGAATCATGTGTTCAATTGCGCATCAAACAACTGGCGGAGACGGAACCATGTGATGACCATGGGTTTGACGAAGTGTGCTCTACAAAAAAGGGAAAGCAATTGTCGAAAGACAAATTCAAATCAGGTCCTTATCCAGTGATAGGAGGCGGTGTCAAGCCTGCTGGCTACCACAACGAGTACAACTTCGAAAAGAATACCATCTTGTGCTCTGCATCGGGCACTGCCGGACATATCAGTCGCTATGGAACCCCTATTTGGGCTAGTGATTGCTTTGCCATCTTTCCTCAGGACGGTGTCGTGACCAATGACTACCTCTATTACACCTTGCTGGCACAACAAGAGGAAATCCTGGCGCTGAAACGCGGGTCGGCTCAACCACATGTGTATGCAGCGGATTTAAGCACCAAACTGCGAATCAAGGTACCGAAGGACAAGGAACGCATGCAGGAGTTGGAGCCTTTGTTTCAAGAAATCGATGCCCTGCAACAGGATGTCAAGCGAGCCAATGAACAATTTCTGCACCAACTGAGTGCGTTACGTACCCAATCCATTGTTTCAGCAAAGGATGAGCTTCCTGTGGAGGAGGAAGTACCAGTTGTCCCAGAGAAAAAGAAGCGCATTGTGAAAGTCAAAAAGGCGACTTAACTCTCTTCTAACTCATTTGATTTATAAATTTGATTTGATTGTAAAAAAAAAGAGATAAATTTATGTTTTTTTTTACAAAATAAAATATTCGCACATTTCAACGTCTTCTGTATACACCAAATTCCAACTCTCGGATAATATTGGTAAAGTCTCGATAAAAGTCCGCCGGTTCTTTGGGTAGCACATCGTAGAGCGCACATGCTTGCATATACCCATCAAAAGTAGTGATTTTCTTGCTTTGGCAAAACGTTTGCCACTCTTTTTTAGTGGGAAGAAACCTGGTCGTGTCAACGCCCATGAAATCATACCAGTTGGTCCACACGCCTCTGGCCTTGAAGTGCTCTTCCGGATTTTCAATGAAGTGGGCATGTCGGCTACGTAACCGAACATATTCTCTCCTCGACAGAATACCCAACCCAATATTGAGTGACCGAACATAGTTAAACTCTTCTTGTGCCTCCGTACACCTCGTTCCCAGGGCCTTGCTGTAACGTAAGCGTATCTTGATTTTGTCCAATTCCAAGGGACTCTCCTCCAGCGTGCCATAATAGTCACAATCATACTCCTCCTCTTCTTCTTCCTCGGTTCGTTCTCTGGTTTCTCTCCTCTTTGCCAGGGACACAATCATTTTCTGCTCAATCGATTCGTCCACATTGCGCAATTGAGCGATAATATTGCGCACCTTCTCGAAAGACCGGTTGTTGGTATCCCAGTCGGTATCCATGTCTAAATAAGGAATGATTACGTATGCAATCTTTTGAGGATTTCCTGCCTCCAACCGGTTCGGACGTAGCAGGTACTGCACAATACGTGTTTCGCTCCGCATGTTCCCAGCAATGCAAACCCCATTCAATTTCGGCAAGTCGAATCCTTCACCGAAAATATAGACACAAGAGATGATTCCGTACTTCGCTTTCTCAAAGGCTTTTACTTCGCTATCCAAATCAGAAGCAGAACAGTTTCGGCTGTGCAATGCACGGTTATAAATCGCTTCTTTTGGAATGGAGACCAGAGACCGGTCGACAATGGCCTCGAGGTATGATTCCGCCAACTCGGCGTCCTCAGTGGTGTTCGTGTAAAGAAGGACGTGTGTTAAATTTCTATATTGCTCAAAGGATTTGAGGCACATGAAGCACGAAATGAACAACTCCTTATTGTCTACGTGAAGACGGAGTCCACTGATAAAAGCATCCACGACATCCTCGGTGTTTTTCAGCACTAGCACATGGTAGTCGGTAATTTTGCGGTTCTCAATGGCCCAATGCACTGTTTTGGTGTCAATGGTCTTGCCAAATACCTGTTCGTCATCCATCGAGTACAGTTCTTTAAGGTATGGGTTCGCCTCATGGATGGTCTTCGACGTCGCCGTCATGAAGAGGGATTTCCTTGCCGCAATTTTGTGGAACAAACGGAACCCTTTGAAGGTTTGCATGCCTACTAGGTGATGCGCTTCGTCCCCTATCTTCAAATCAAATACGGCGTCACTGTCCGCAAGCAAGCCACATGAGTGATAGGTAGAGACCACGAATTTGGGTGCAGCTGACTGTGCCGCTGCACCAAGGAAAGACAGAATATCTTCTATGGTCTGTCCTGTGTTGCCGTCCCCACCGACAAACAATAGGTTGCCTGGGTCAGGAAATATCCTGCAGATTTCACGTGCAATTTGCTTTTGCAGTTGGTTGCTTGGTACACCGATTAACACTGTACGGCATTTCAGCTTTTTGGCAATCAATATACCGAGCAGAGCCTTCCCTAGTCCACATGCCCACACCAGTTTACCGATGGCATGCGATTGGTAGAAGGTGTCGATGATGTCGAGAATCGATTGTTGATGGGGATGTGGCACTAGCGACAAAGGAGGAGTCGTGTCCAAGTCCAAAGGTTCTGGTTTTAAGTCCAAAGATTCTTGTTCTGGGTTCAAAGGAATAGGAACCACTTGCTTATTGCCATAATCCAAACGCGCCATATTGTCAATTTCCATACGTGACAGCAAACGATAAGATAATCCATGCTTATGCAAACAAGGAGCAATATGGTCAATAGCACATCGGTCATAGTACTCGGTGCCCCCTCCGCGCACATAATTGTGGAAGGGAGCCAAATGCTCTTTCAGTACTTTGTCCATCCATATCATTTGGTCCCATGGAATCTCAAATACATGCAGGAATATTCCTGGCGTGTGTTCATAGGTAAGGTATGTATCGTTTCTGTTTCTGACAGACGACGTTATCCCGAGCTTGTAAATGTCCTTAAGACGACACAACTCGTTGTCACGGACGTAAATATAGCCGAACTCTTTGGATTGCATGATAGAAGAGGTTGTTTTAAGTTTCTTTAGTTTCTTTTAAATCAATTGCACTCTTTGTTGTCTCTGGTAATCAATTTTTTTTATGCTGACGTGGTGAGGGGCAAGATGTTGACACGGATTTTTCGTTTGAGTCTCTCTTCATCATGGAACAGATACACTGCACACTTTCTTTTCGTATAGTTATCTACGTTCAAGGCGATGGTTACATAGGTATACAGCTTGAGTGCAGGCAGAAAGACTGTGTACTGATATTGTTGGTCACTTCTCTCCTGTTTGTCGAACAAATATCCCTCATACTCCTTCTCATTCTCTCTTTCCTCCGCACAACAACACATTGATAAGAGAAAGCAGTCTGCTTGTACCTTGCGAATAGCTCGCATGGTCGCATTGATGTATGCTAGTTCTTGCACCCAGTTGGAGTAAAACGTTGACGCCTTTTCAGAGAGAAGTGGGGTACCACATACGATGTTCTGAAATTGAATCATGTTGAGCAAGTCAACCAATCGTCGAATAGGACTGGTGATGTGAACATAGGAGTCTATTTCCAGTAGCTCATGACGTGCTGTCACGTTGGCAGTGTACTGCGCAGATGCACCCTTCCACAATTGAATGGATTTGGCCACATCTTTTGGCAAACAAGTTTCGTCTAAATCCACCTTCTCGCGCAGGTTGGACGACCGAAAAATACCCGTTTGATGTTGCGCCAATTTCAATGCACATTGGTGGTTCATCATCACCATCAAATAGCTGACGACATCGTGGCTGTCTTGGATGGTCGTCGGACTCAGACGTCGTGCAATCGACAAGGTGTGCAAATAGGCTGGGTCGGCCAATAACGCATTCTCTTCATAGACATAATTCCGCGACACCTGAATCCGGGCCGTGGCAAAACGGATGTCCTTGATTTCACCGTCTGCCAGTTGGACGTCCATCGCCAACACCATACGCTCTTGTTTCTGCTGCAAACTGCATATACCGTCCGACAGGATGGTCGGCAACATGGGTCGCTTCTTATCCGGCAGGTAGATGGTCGCGACCCGTCGAGAGAAGACCGACCACAATTGCAGAGCATCTATGCAAAGAGCTACATTGGCAATGTACACGCTAAGCACACCGGTTGTTTCGTCGAATCCAAACGCATCATCGTAATCGAGGGTTTGTGGAGGGTCAATCGTGATGACATGACGGTTGGTACGGTCCTCGATGCCTAAAGGAAACAAGGGTTGGTTGGCCTTGTGCACTTCTTTCTGAAACTTTTGGATAGAGATATTCAAGCCCTTGCAGCTCAATTGATACTCATAGAAGCAGTCTACGTCGTCAACGGGACCAAGGACACTGTCCAATTTTGCTCGCGGATGTTTGTCGACCCAGTGGTCGAATTGCATAGTAACATACATGTTTGAAAACACCTTGGAGAACCCCACATGCTTGACTTCGTACGGCACCAAGAAGGCTGGCAACCGCACGTCATCAGGGATACATTTGTAGAGCAATTTGTTGGTTTTTTTGTCTCGACCATACGTCTTGCTTCCCTCTAGCGCAAGGACGGCAGGAATAGCACGAGAACGCACAGGCGACTCGAGAATGGTTATTGTTCCTTGGGGTGAGACCGAAAAAAGGTCACCGTCAAACAACGGGTCCTTAAGCTCGACTACCACACGCTCATTGGTGTCCATATCCAAGATGTGCCAAGAATCTGGTTTGTTTCTGTGTGGAACGGAGAATTTGAAGGTCATAAACTTTGCTTTGCTTTATTTAATTTTATTTTATAGATAAGTAGCACGGTTAACTTTAAATGCTTTAGAAAAAATTGAAACCTAGAGAAACATGCAACGGCATATGTAATAATACACTATCTAAAAAATATGAGTACAAGTATAAAAACAAAATCATCCACTACCAAACCGCGTTGCTGTTCGTATTGCCGAGAGACGGGGCACAATGTGCAGAGGTGTAACAGCGAGCATTTTCGGACGTTTGAACAGATGTGCTTGCACCAACTGCAAGAACTGGGTGATACTGCGTTTGATAGATGGTTCGATGGATATGTTGCTCTCCATACTCAGTTGGTGAAATCATTTGCGGTGCGCTTTTGCGGAATGTCGATGACCACCAATCTTCCGCGTTGCATTGCGATTGTTTCCCTCCATATGAAGCAAACTTTACGAGCGGAGTTGGTGGAGAGAAACAACAACAATCTACTCTTGTATAACAGAGACGAACTCCTTCTGATGATGTTTGCAGACATTGTATCGCTTATACAGGAGGAAGACGAAGAACGAGCCAAACGCAGATTTGATTTGAAGGCGACGGTTGCATCAAATGAAACGGCAAACGATGATACGGCAAACGATGATACGAAAAAAGAGGAAGAAGAGGACGAACAGTGTGACATTTGCTACGAAAATGTCAATCAAGCCGCCTTTGTCAGCCTAACTTGTGGTCATAAGTATTGCAAAACTTGTATGAAAAGTGCACTACGCAACGTCGTGTTAGGACGACGCCCTGAATGTGCCTTCTGTCGGTCCCCCGTTGAGGAAATTTGTGTGGACAACTATGCCGTGCGAGAAGAATTCAACGATTTACTGTGCTTATAAACAAAGTTAAAAAAACTTCCTTTATCCTTTATCAATTAAAAAAATTTTACTTACTTGATAAATATTTTCCATTTTTCTTTGATTTTTCATGTTTGCTTCTTTTTTTCTCTCTATCGTAAAAAGCAAACAATCATTCCACAAAGAAAGAAAACCATGACAAGATAAATAGGTATATAGATGGCTCTTAAATAATATTCCCGGCTCAGCCTCCACGCATGACAGGTGGAACCACTGCCCCGCCTCATCCTCCGCGCATGGATTTTCTTCGGTGGACAGTTCTCACGCATTTGCGTGTTATCCTTCGTGAATGTCTTCCTTTTCCGCTACCTCTTCCTCTTCCTTTTCCTCTTCCTCTAGCACAGGTTCTCATATACAATATATGTATACTAAAATATTTCGCAAACTATTTTACTCATCGATATTGGCAATATTGGTGCCCTCAGGTTCTTCTTCTTCTTGCCCCTTTCTCTCTTGCTCTTGCTCTTTCACATTCAACTCGTCAATGCTGATTTTTTTCGCAACGTCTCGCTTGACATTTTGCAACTGGAGAGCGTGCAAACAAATATGAGGTGTGACCGCGACATTGTTCATATAGGTCCTGTACCTAAAGCAAGAAAGACTCGTATGCTTGTCAAACTGTATGCTGTACCACCAGTACGCAGGGACATACAATGTCTTGCCAGGTAACAAGGTGAACTCTAAGCACTTGATTTTGTCGAAATCGGCTGCATATTTCGGCTGCGGTTGCCATGGGTTTACCGGCGACTTGAATTCGAAATTCTCGTAATCATTGATGGGATACAAGTATTTGGTGCTATGTGGAGGAGCTAGTTTTATTTGCGCACTCCCTTGCGTCAAGAGAAAATAGTTGCGGTAATTGACCTCATAGCGAAAAGGGGTACGCGTGGCGTGGCTGGCCAGCATGACATCGTAGTTGCAATTGGAGACCATATAGGGTCTCAAGAATTCGTCGTTGTAGCGCATGCTTTTCACCACTCCGGTCTCGTTCAAAAAGTCGGAATTGTTTTCGGAAAGATACGCCGCATTGTTGTCCTCCTCAAAGAGCTTCGCGGCTGCATGTATAGGCAGAGGAATATACAGCTCGGTCTCTGTATCCAATCCTTCCTCTTTCACATTCCTTATTTTCACTTCGAATGCGGGATAATGGTGCGCGAGATATGTTCGGTTTGTAGACTCCATTACCTTCTGGCAGTCAAAATCAAAGAGCACTGGTTGCCTTAAGTCGCATATCTCTTCCAATTTGTCTTTGGATGGCTGGTCAACCTCGTACATTTCCAAGTCCTCACTGGTTTTCAAATGAAACTGAACATGGAGATATAAAAATAAAACGACACAAAATATACAGAATGCTACTATTATTCTCATCTTACTAAAAAATGATAATAATATTTATAAAGTGAAACGAAGAAAGACCACTTCATTTCTTCAAGGCACGTCTCTTTGAATCAAGGTAAAATTGATTGTGTTTCTTAATCAGTTGCATTTGCTCTTTTGCATTAAGTTTTTGAAGCTTAACAAATAGAGTGGAAATTGAATGTTTCGGGTGTAACGTTTCGCATTTCATGTTGTTGACATCAATCGTTTCATAATTTTCCATCAAGACATTGTACATCGTTTCCCCTCGGTACTGAACTTTATGAACTCGCTTTTCGGAATTCAAACAGTATTTGTTGAGAAAATCAGAGTGCAGACAGTTGTTTGCCAGAAATTCTTGGCCATCATGATAGACCTTATGACAGCTACTCATCACTGTTTTGCATGAGGGTACATTGTCGCCTAAACAATTTTTGTCAAAGCAAACCAAATAATTGTCGGAAGTGAGAACGGTTTGTACGATTCCTACTATTGCTTTCTGATTAATGGTGTGGACATCCGAGTCAATGAGTTCAATCGGAACATATCCTGAATCTGTCAAGATTTTCGTACCCTTTGGAAAGCATGTGCTTGATGAAATACTGATGGAAACGTATTTCGCAACTCCAAAATAGACCGCCCAGCTGGATTGGCTATTTCCTGTTAAAATGAGATTTCCGTATAAGTCAATGGTTACTTCGCTCAGTGTAGAACTAACTCCTGCACCGTACGAACCCTGTATAGATAAATTTGCATCCAATACACCAGACGATGAATATGTATGGACTGCATAGTAAAATGGTTCATTGCTACCAATGGTGTAATACCCACCAACAACAATTTTCCCGTTAGCGTCGACCATTAGAGATGTTGCAGTTGAAATACTGTATGGTGTGCTTCCAACATTGAAGTTTGACCTGACAGTAGACTCCAATGCACCTGCACCACTGTAAATCACCAAACCATAATCCCAACCAACAGTGTATGAAATAATAATAGTCCCATTTGCTCCTGTAGATATCTTAAGTGGTTTGTTGCCGTCAAAAGTGTTTACAAAATTAGGAGATGTTATCTGACTAAATGCAGATACACGTGTGCATGTTAAGTCGTACTTCTGTAAGCCATATTGACCACTTGTGGTGTATCCAAGAGCAACCATGATATTGTCCGTAGAGTCGATAGCGATATCGTGCAGCAACGACGGAAATTGAGCTGGATTATCGAGGAGTTGCACATTGTTTTCGGCAACAAGTGCTCCTGTGGCAGATGAATGCACGGCTAAAAACCCGTTCTGGCCTGCATTGTTTCCACCCACCACAAGTTCTCCTGTACTAGTGAGAGCTAATGAAACCAATACAGAAGAACTTGCCCCAAGACTTTTTCTCACTACAAATCCATTGTCACCGAAGGTACTCACTTCACCGCCATTTTGAGCAAATTTACCAATGAAGTAATTGTCGTCAACACTGTAGCCTCCTACATAAATGAATCCAGCACTATCGATGACAAGAGAAACACTGTACGCAGGCATTCCTCCAGGTAATGTCGCTGTATACGTTTGAAAAGTGCTATCGAATGTACCGTCACCATTTAACCGTTTTAGTGCTATTCTCGCGATGTAAGCACTGTAACTAGTACCCAAAGTAACAATTTTGTTGTTTGCATCTATGGCAACTCGGTTATTATTAACTGGCGCCATCGGGACCGAACTATCAATAAAGACACCATCGTCACCAAAGTCAACATCCGCTAAATAACCAGACATTTATAAACTATATAAATAAAAAAAAATTTTCATGCATCCATTTATGTTCTTTATTTCAATCAATCCTCTGACACTTTGGGGGCCATATAAAAGACCAACGAACTGTTGTCACCTAAATCGTACTTGACCCGCATGGGACTCTCTCCACTCAAAGCGAATTCCACTTCTGCGGAGAGCTTGTTGGTCACACACATTTTGCTCACATACGCTAAGCTATATGTCACTCGTAATGTCTGACCTTCCACGACACTATAACTCGACATGTCGTCAATATGCACCCGTACACGCATGTCCCCCCATGGACCTTTCGTCTCAAAATCCACGTCATCGTCCATGCAGGTCACCTTGAGGTCCGTGCCAAAGTTGCTCAATTGGGCAAGCAAATTCGTGATGTTCTTTGAAGGCAACGCAAACTCGGCATCATAATCCGTGTCTGGAATCGACATTTCTGCGTAATCATACTCCATAAGAGGAAGAGTGAAGTACTTGTTGTAGCCATTGGCTGCCTTGCTTGACTCGTCGTTCACCAGCTCAATGTCAAGAGCATCTGCGGAAGTCATTTTGACAGAGATGTGTTGGTCATCCGATTTGGTACTGAGCATCGAACAGAAAATACTCGCATCAAAGCAAATATGTAGAGGTTCATCGACTTGATATGTGTCAAACCATGCGCTCTGCAAATGCAAGTCAAAGAGACATACATGCGACTTGTCCATGCCCTGGATGTGTATGCGGTCACTGTTCAAGGACGTATGGAGGTGTGATGTGGCCCCTTTCAGCACAAGAAATAGTGCGTGAAACAAATCTTTTTTCTTCTTTTCTGTGATGGTAAATCGTACACTCATGATATTAAATATAAGAATATAACAATGGTTATGTTTAATATCTTTTAGTGAATTGTTTTCTTTTTTTTTGCATTAATTGGCACCGAGTTCTTGCTTGATGATACTCTTCAAGTCTGTACTCATGATAATGTTGTCACTCGCATAGATATCACTGATGTTTGTGCCTGCCACGACGTCCTCCTCGACCGCTTGCTCTTGGGGTTGTTGGGGCAAACGCTTTTCCAAATCACCCAATGCGATTTCGTAATCAGCAAAGTTTTGGGTAGTTTCTTCGGCAAACATATCGTACTTCACCATAAACGATTTAAGAATATCCTTGGTCTCCGTGAGTTCGCGGTTGAAGCGGAATACTTGCTCGGTGTTTTTGGCGAGCTCCAAAGTATGCTTGATAACATCGTCTCCAATGCGCGTTAGTTGTTCCTTCAATGTTTTCACCTCCTCGCTCAATGCTTGGAACTGTTCTTCATCCAAAGAAGAAGAAGGATCTGTGGAAACAGGATCGCGTTTTTCCAGGTTCTCGATACGCTCGACCAAGGTATTGATGACCGAGTTGTTCACGGCCAAAGATTGATTGGAGTTGCTGCTGCCCCCTTGGACTTCCTGTTCGTGCTCTGTCTCGATGACCCACTGCTCCACTCGTCCCAAACGCAAGGTAATAAGCCCTATGGCATCGGAAATACTGATTTTGGAGAAAGGTAGTCCATTGGACGGTTGCTGGGGTTGCTCATAAAATTGCTTTTGTTGTTGCTGTAATTGCTGTAATTGCTGTTGTTGCTGCTGTTGTTGTTGTTGCTGTTGATAACGTTGTTGTTGAGGATTGGCTGGCATGGCTTTGGCAGTACGCACATTGCTAGATGGAGTTGCCATGTTGTAAGGCATTTGTTGGGCGACAGACCCAATCGATGTAACAGGACGGTTTCCACTGACCGGTGGTGCGGATTCGGCAGAGCGTCTTGCTCTCGCAGCGGCAAGGGAACGTGAACTCATGAAGTTATACTATACTTGTACCACACAATTTGTTTCTAAATAACTTACGCACAAGAAAATATGTAGAGATGGGGTTATACTTGCCACCACAAAATAACCACGCCATTGCCCCCAGAACCTCCGCCACCGTATACTGGATTGTAATTGTATCCGCCTCCACCGCCACCAAATCCAGAGTTGATGTTGCTTACACCGTTACCACCAAATATAAATTGGGATGTGATAGCGCTTCCTCCGGCACCTAAACCACTTCCTCCACCGTAACCATATGAAAAGAGTGATGGGTCTGAGTCACCCGATTGTCCGCCGCCTCCAAATTGAACCGTCGTTGGCGAAGGCAAAAACGGCATCGTAATTCCTCCGTAATTGTTGTACAACCAGGAATTGCCACCATTAGATGGACCACCAATGGACTGACCTGGAGAGCCTGGATTGACACCGCCACCTGTTCCTGCAACGGCATTGCCTGCCATAGTGACACCGGCGCCACCGCCTCCTCCTCCACCCCCGTTACCACTCCCACTGCCCCCGTTACCTCCGTTGCATAAAGCCACAGGTGAACCGCCTCCTCCTTGGGCAGTGAACGCTCCGAAAACGGTGTTTGCTCCTGCTGGCTGCGTGAAGGTTCCACCCGCACCAACCGAAACGCTGAAGGTTTGGCCGAGACTAAATGACAAACCCTGACT